TGGATAAATAGGGAAATTCTGTCCATATGGTTCACCAAGATTGATTCCCTTCAAGTCTTTTGTATAGAAATCAATTAATGTCTTCTCCATATCATCAGCTTTCATCATAAGATTGCCAGCTTTTGCTTTGTACAAACGACATGTGTCTTTGCAATGCTTGTCCATAAGGACATCATGACAACCATATCTATATCCTTTTCCACCATGACCAGAGTAACAGTTTTCTATAATGGAATCCATTTCTTTAACTGCAAAGGGATTCTTTTCATTAGATACTCTCTGTCTCCAGTTTTCCATTACAGCCCTTACAACTACTTCTGGATATACCCAGCGCAGATGAGCTGTAACGCGTAATGCAGCAGCATGTCTATTGCCTTTATCTGCACCATCAATCATTGTTTGGATACAAGGATAATTGATAGGATCTGGCTTTCTGCCTAGCTTAGTAGCATCAACGAAAGCCTTTTCTTCAGTCTTTGTTTCTGTGAATACATCAAAAACAGGTTCGCATTCAGGTAGTTCTGGTTGAAATGTAGAGGAGGTCTTTGCCTGCTCAAGTATATCATTAATATCGTTATAGATACTACCAGGTTTAATACATATCTTCCACTTTCCAGACTTACTGTTTCTTGTATTGTTTAATCTTATAATTCTTGTTTTGTCCGTTACTGTATGATCTGCATATTCAAAGATACCCGCATGTGTCAAGGCTTGTTTTACCTTAATATGGAGGTTCTTATCAGGTTTCCATCTAAATGCTGTCGAAGGTATTCCTACGTGAAATCCAGTACCAGAAAAATATACATTAAATGGTATTAGAAGATCTTGCAGTAATACTAGTAAACCTATAGTCTTTTGTTGTGCATTTTTAGGATCAGTCCCATCTACATCAAGAAGAAACTCATCAGGCATATATATTAAACCATCATATCCTGCAAGTTTCTTGTGTTCTTGAAAGTATTCACGAATATGTTCATCATAATCATATAAGCTTATAAATGTATCTTTTGGCACATTTTGCCAATCAGATACTTTAGATTCTTCAATGAAATGATGCCTATTCCATGTAGATAAGGCCATTTCCTTTATCATGAAACACCACCAGTCTTCTTCTTTGTCACCATATCTAATGGATTTGGAAGAAAATCTTGTATATCTTTCATCATATATTCAAAGTATGCAGATAGTACTGATGCATTACGATGTAATAGTTCATTAGCGTCCTTGTATAGCTCTTTTTGCTCTCTATCTAAACCTCCAGTAGAGAACATCTGCTGTTCATATTGCCCCATAAAATCTCTTAGGAGGCTTAGTGCCTTTCCAAATTCTAACTCTTTCATGTGGTCTCCCTTACGTTGTTAATCAACCTTCTTATATCTTCTGCCCTACTATGTCTTTTTTCCCATTTTTCTCCTCTAAGGAGAGGATGTAGTTCTTGTAACTTGCGTCTACATCTTGATATTGACTCGTAGCTAGGAAGTTCATGATTAGATAGCATATGAAGTATATCCTTACCATCATAATCTTCTAAGTTACCTATGTATGTACTCCATATATTTGCCATTAGCTTTTCATCATTGTCTCTTAATTGAGGGTACCTGGTTAAAAACTTCTCTACTTCATCTATTACTGAAAATAACTTTTCCATATTGACTCCTTAAAATACAAAGGAGGAGCAGTATAGCCCGTGGCAATGCCGATGGCTAATACATAGACTCCTCCAGTGTATGTTTATTGTTCTTCTCTGCTAATTAGAAGGGTAGTTCTGCAGTCTCCTCAGTAGTTGCTGTCGCAACAGTAGTACCATTTGTAGATAAAGTACCCTTACCATAGTTTTCAAACTGTTCCATGGCTCGTGTTTTTAATCTACTAACGGCATCTGCGTCAAACGATTCAGCTACATTTTCAAAGACTGTAGGTGCAGGTGTGCTATACGGACGAGAAAACATTTTTTCCTCTCCAGATATAGTCACTGCCTCTTTGTAGAAAAGAATATTAATATGCTTTCCTACTAAGGCCTCTGCGCTATCATCTAATGCTAGGCGTTTTTTCCCACCTTCCTCTAATACTTCACCAATGCCAGCATTTGCAAAACGAAAAAGTCTTGCTATACGCCATTCTTCATTGGTCTTTTCATTGTGTTTTGCCCAAGTACGCATATTAAAATTATCAGGATATCCTTCAAATGTAATATCTAATACAGGGGTATCATTAGCTTTGCCATATTTAGCACCAGATATGACAAGTTCATGCCATCCAGGGCTGTAATCGGCATTACCTTCAAACAATGTTACTGTTCTCATGCTGTTACCTCACTAGTTTCGGTTTCAGTTATTGCTCCATTCGTGTGTTCTTGCACAACTTCCTTTGTTGAAAGAGCAGATTCAACATTAGGTATTAACGTACGTAGTGCAAATGTTTTACCACTTCCTGGACTACCTATAACAAGAATCTTGCAACCTTCAAAGCTTTTAGCTTTTGCAGCCTCAATTGGCAGTTGATAATCTTGTGGCATAATCCTAGGAAGAAGTTGAGTTCTATCTTTGGCATGGTCATACTTTTCAGTACGACTTGTAACCCAGCAATATTCAGTTTCACCTGTAGGCAATAACCTAGCTGTAGTATAGAACACAAAATCAAACCATTTTGCGATGTCTTCTTTACTAGAGCCATCAATATATGGTATTAATTTATTCTGTCCATCATCCATGGTTTGTACTTTAGCATGACAATTACATACTACTATGCCAGGTATTCTTGATATATAGTCAAGTAAACCATCTATTCTATGCTTTAATACTCCCCAGTCCTGCAATTTCATTACACCAGTCTTTTTATTAACTAAACTTCTCTGAAATTTTTTAGATAATTCAGAAAATGTATCAATAACTAAAGCGTCAGCTTCAACGCCATCCCTTAATTGAATACTATTAGTTTCTTCCTTAACCTCTACAGGACCAATTTTCTTTGTTACCATAGAAGTTGAGTGAGTATAGAGACTTGTAATGACTTTCATAAATGCATCCCAAGAAATGGGTGCCAACATATGGTGTCCAAACAGTTTTTTAAGTAACTGTGGGCCACCAAGAGTTTGACTTCCATGTTCTAAATCGAAGTACAATACTTTCATTATTTCTCCTTGTGAGTTGTGGTTAATTGTGACTCCTGTCACACAGTAAATTTACGAACATTCATTGTTTTTGACAAGGTAAAAAGATGCGGAAGTGGAATGGATACATTAATCAATCAAGAATAGGAGATTAAATGTTGGGATCCTCACGGTATTCCCCCACTTCCACAATTTTATATCTTATCGAGCATCATTGTTGGGAAATTGAAACTAAAATTACCATTAAATGGTTGCTTTGTTGCATATTTCCGTACTGAATTTGCTATGAAACTACCACTCATATAGGAACAATAAGTAGTTGCTTTCATATTACAAGGTTCTGATGCCATTTCTGCATTACTGTACCAAGTTTCTTGATACTTCTTCACTGTAGGCTTTTCGAATAGGTATTGCTGGTAATGTTCAGCACCCATTCGTCCATCTATAATAAGCTTAGGGCATTGTTTTGTCTTACAGAGTATTTCTACAGCCTCTAATCTTGCATCCATATTATCAAATGCAAGTATGGCTATATCTTTTTCTCCATTGTAGAGATATTCACAGAAATACCGATCTAATACTTCAATCTGTACTTCAGGGTTAATATCTTGTAACAATTGACTTAATGCATCTACTTTTGGTAGGCCTACATGCCTAATATCGTACTGCGAAACACCTATGTTTACATCTTCTACTATGTCCATATCATACAAGAAGAAGTTTATTGCACCACTCCTTGCAAGTTGAACAGCTGCGGAGCTACCAATAGCCCCGCAACCAAGAATATGAAAACTATATTCGTGTAAGTTATTCACAATACCTTCATACCTTTTGCTAATAGGTGATTCCTGAATAGTAGATTTCATCCATTGTCCTCCCTTTATATGAGATGTATGTATCAACATCTTCGTATTCTAGTTCAGGTTTGAAGTCATTCTTTTGGATTGTCTCCACTTTCCAGCCTGGAGCCATTTTAGTTAGATCATCATTGAATTTACGTACAACTTTAGCATATGCTTCATATTCTAAACCTTCATTGCAAATACTATCAACTATATCTACTAAGAATCCATAACAATGTTCGTATTCTTTACCAATCATAGTGTCTTTACCAGAGTTTATCTTAGATTCAGCATAGTTACCATAAGTATTTATATGCCTTATCCCTGAATAACCTGTACTATATCCAAGATCAGTTTTTCCATATTGATCTATGTCAAATAACTGTTCTTGTGATAAGTCACTATAACGTTTCATGAAACCACTTTGTGGATAGTTATCTTTAGTACTCCACGCATTAGTTTCACAAAGTTTTTCAACTTCATCTGTGATTTTCTTTGGAACGCCATTACCTTTCTGCTCCATTATCTGCAGTTCGGTATCTAAATGCATTGTCACTGGTTTCCACATAGAG